CAGCGGTGACGGTTTTCAGCTCAGTTTCCTTGGCGGCAATGGTGGCGGCATTCGAGGCTTGAATCTTGGTGACTGCCTGAATGACCTGCTCGGACGCTTCGAACTCAACACCATCAAGACGTATTTTCGTCATGGCTATCCCCGGTTTTGTTTCTGAAATTGAATTGGTGTTGGTGTTGCGCCCGCCCTCAGGCTCTGTTTCTAGCATTGCAGCTGAGTCTGCGTCCATGCGCACGCGAGCCTCAGGCCCTGCGCGACCCTTGGCGACAATCGCCACATGGTTGATTTCGATATCACGCTGAATGGCGTGATACCTCTCGCCCTCGTATTCGCCCTGCGCATCTTCCAATTTACAGGAATAACCACAGGACAGCTCGCGCTGACTGCCGTCTTCTATTTTCTTGATGAGTTCGGCGTCTGTCACCATCAGGCGAGCGCGGACGAAGTTGCCATCCTTGGTGACCTTCTCGCCTACCGAGCCTCTAGCCAGAAGCCCAGCATTTCTGGCGTTGACGAAAACAGCGGGATGCTCATCGGTGACGGGGGCCAGCGCCATCGTCTCGAGAGAGTCTTCCTTGAAGACTTCCTCAGGCAATCGAAGCTCTTTGAATTCTTTCCCGTCAGGCCCGACGTAGGTGAAGACGCCGGTACGGGTCAGCAGCGCATCGACGCGCAGAAACCCATTCGCAAGCTTTTTGGGCTTGCTGTAGCTCCCAACGTCGAAGCGCTGACAGGTTCTCATTTACTTGGTGGGCTCAGGAGCCGGAGCAGGAGTTGGCGCGGGAGTCTCGGGCACAACAGGAGTGGCCGGTTTTTCCTCTGCAGGCTTCTCGACCGGCTCGGGTTTGGGAGGAACAGGCTCAAGGTTTACGGGCTTGGTTTCAGGCTGAGTATTCATGTGTTTACACCCCTCTGTTTTGAATCAATGCACGAAGTTGGGCCGCCGTGCAAAGTGATTACGTCTTACAGGTCCTCGAGTAACTCGTCGAGTACGGGCGAAGCTGAGCACCTGCAATTCACGGCGTCCCCCGGAAATCCTTCCTGTGAGTCGCCCTTGTTCCACGAAAACGTCTTGCCGGACAGAGCCGCGTGCTCGTCTCTGACTCTAAAATCTCCCGAAGTTTCCCAGGTGAACTTATCCACGCCTAGCTCTTTTTGACGGGCAGCGTTTAGGCCTGCCTGAAACTTAGAAATCTGGTCCCGCGCAATCAGCTGCGCGCTGGATTCAGAGACCTCGAATCTCTTCTTTATCTCCGCGGCAACCTCTCTGACGTTCAATCCTTCGTTGACCGCTCGCAACACGGTCTTGCCAACATCATCGAAATATTTATCCGGAACACTCACAAGCAGCGCAACATTTTCTGCCGTGAAAGCCTCGATGCGAGGGCTGAGGTTCCTGTCTGTAATCGGCACCTCAATCGAGATGGCCTGCTTGATTTGTTTTTGCAGCTGCTCTTTTTGAAAGTCAGACGTGCGGCGCGCGTACCTTCGGGCAAGGCCCGCCAACTTCTCGTTACTCGCTGACTTGTAGAACTCCCGCGAGACATCTTCGAGCCGATCATTCACGTCCTTCGGCGCATCCACTCGAAGCCCGTCGCCACGAATGCGCTTGGCTTCATCGACCAAAGAGGGGAGTAGCGGCAGGATGGCTTCGTCCACCATCTTCTTCGCCACATCGAGCAGCTCAGTGATGGCCCGGAAGTAAGACATTCGAATGGCGTCAGGCTGTCTCTGTTTTTGCAGACGTCTGTAGTTGCGACGTCGCGCGCCCATGAAACTGAGCAGCTCGCGCCTGGCCATGATTCGAGCGGATAGGGTGGCCATCTCAAGTCACCGGGGTGATGTCGTCGTCGGGGTAACGCACCAAAGTGGCAAGCCTGGTCTTTAAATCAAGCAGAGAGTCTGAGGCGCAGGCCCTTGCCATCTCCTCCCATTCCGCGTGCTTACGGCAGGTGAGGAAGCCAATGCGTTGAGGGTGGCCACACCAAGAGTCGATGCTGTGGCTAATCTTGGCATCAATAACCCAACAGGCGTCTCTTCGGTTGTCGACCATCACCATTTCTTTCACGGCTCAATCTCTCGCATTGCCTTCGCCAGTCGCTTCAGGATTCTACAAACCGCTTCACCAACCGGGGAGCTCATCGCATCGAACAGTCGAACCCGTTCCTCTACCAATTCGGCACAGGCATCCCGCATTTCTTCTGCCGCGAGCCTCACCTCCTTGTCCAGGAGTGCGAGTTCCTCAGAATTCACAAATGTCCGCGACCAATGAGCAGCCACACGATAAAGAAAATAAGAACCAGCCCCACCACACCGCTCGGCGCATAACCCCAGCCTCGAGAGTAGGGCCAGCTGGGCAGACCGGAAACCAACATCACAAAGAGAAGCACGAGAATCAGCGTCATCATTGGTTTACGACTCCTGTTCGGTTTGTCCGTCGGGCTCTTCTTTGTTCTCGTCTTCGCCTTGAGCGAATTGCTCTGCCATCTGGGTCTCTCGCTTGGCTGACTCGGCATCAAAGGCAGAACGGGTCCGCTCATCGAGTCTGGTGTCCGTGGAATAGGCGTCGCCACCGAATCTTGAGATGGCCACCTCCTCGGGCAACAACACCATGGCGTCGATGTAGAGCTTGTCTGTCAACGCCTGTTTGTTGCGAAGGTCTGCCTGCTGCAATTCAGTCAGCTGCCACAGCGGCGCAAAGTTGATGGTCCAATTGGCTGGCTCCACGCCGTTTGTTGGCCCATTCTTCGACAGGAAGAGCAGCTTCATCAGCCGATTCAGCCTGGGCCTGACGACTCGCTCTCGCTCTGAGGCAACGTCGTCGTAATAGAAGCGGATGTCTGAGTCGCCAGTGGCGTTCAATCCCGCTGGGGCTTGCCCCATCAGCTTGGAGACGGGCATGCGCGCAGCAGCTGCCAGGCGAAGAGAGAACTTCTCCAACATCTCGGGAAGGCCGGTCAGCGTGGTGCTCTTGCGCTCCCACTCTTCGTCCTCGTCGATGGCGATGGCGCGCAAGACTGAGCGGCCTTTTTCAATGGAGCGAATTCTGCCGATGATGGCATCGGATTCATCAGAAGAGAGCAGCTGTGCCAGGCCCTTTATCTTCCAAACCACCTGGGCAAAATCGCGCACCAGAAAGCCAGCCGCCTGCCAGGAGGACTGAAAGTCTCGCAGCAGGCGCATCACCCGCGAAAGAACCGAATCGCCCCAGCCGTAGTTCTCGTTCGACGTGCGGCTGATTTGAATACCGTCAAAGCGGATGATGCGCGACTCGTGGGCTTCGAAGGATTTCACCTGACCGAAAGAGCCACTCACATCCTGGCTGATTTTGTAGATTTCAGGCTGCCCGTAACGGGCCTTCATCGGGTCTTGGTACCAGCGCGTGGGCACGCATTCGCTGGGCTTCAGGACTGAGAGCCATTCCACTGATTCGATGTTTTCCTCGTTCAGCGGTCTGGCGAGATTGTTTGTCCCGTCCCTTATGCCCATCAGCAGTGCGCCACCGCCATATGCGCGAGAGAATTCCAGGGCTTCTCGAAACTTGCTGACGATTTCAAGCTCGTCCACCAAGGCGTTGATGGCCTCCTCGGCCTGCTTGGCGTTGACCTTGTGCTCTTCAAGCTCGGGCACAAAGACAACCGAGGACAAGTCTGTGTGTCTCGAGTCTTTGGTGATGGCCTTGGCGTCTGGCTCATCGATGGCCTGTTTGTCTGGAGTCTCTTCTACGTCCTGGACGCTAACTTCGAAGCCTTCGCGGAACATGTCGCCGGGCAAGGACTCGATGATTCGGGCAGCCATATCGTCGCCTCGCCAGGCCATCTCAGCTTCATGCTCTGAAACCGGGGAGTGGCGGATTCGATAGGTGAGTCCCTTGTCGTATCCCTCTGCGCCGAGGTTGGTTGCCAGGCTCTCCCAGTCGTCCTGGCGGGTGAGCTTCTTTGGTGCCGACTTCAGGGCGACAATCTTGGATTGTTTTCGCGGCATGGGCTGAAGGGTACACCCGCGCGACTCACATCGTCGACCAAAGGCGCAGCTTCTCGACGGCCACGTCCGCGGTCAGCATGGCGAAACCTGACGC